GTCAAGGTAGCACCTCCCGCCGTGTACGCAGTGCCTGCCGTATTGGTTGTTTCGCCTGACGTGCTGTAGGCAGTCGTCGTCGCATCAAGAGATGCCGTGCTGAGATACAGCGCAATCTTTATAGTATCGCCGGAAGACAGATCGAAATCATGCGCCCCCACCAACAACTCTTTCTTGAATGTCGTGGCCATCGCCTGGGTAATTGCCATCTTTAATAACTCCTAAGTAGTTCTGCCAGTTCCGAATAACCGCCCTTGACGGCCAGTTGAACACAAGTTTCTCTTTCTTCTTGCATTGCCTTTAAGACATACGCATGTACTACATTTTCCAACCGGGCGCGAAAAACTGCGGCCTGCTCTTTTATCTCTGGAGCCGCACTCTCGCTAACCTGCACAATCTTATTGCAGCAAAGCTGCGTGATCTGCTCCGCCGAAAGGCCCCCATTAACGCTGGTAACAACAGTTGGCGAGCCAACACTTCCTGCCGCCGTAAACATCATGCAGGCCTGTAGACAGGATTACCGTTTCTGTAGCCGTCCCGCCTGTCACTGTATTCGCCCAACACCTTGGCCTGCATGAGCGCTTCCTGATAACGCATCAGATACATCTGCATGATGTCCTGCTCGCCCTTCATAAAAGTGTAGGCCTCCACCAAGCAGCCGTATAACAAGACCTGCGGGATGTTATCTCCAAGCCAAGTGTTTGTATTGCTTGATGAAATTCCCGTTGGCCTGTGCTTGTAATGAAGCTCCATGGTGTACGCCGCATCCGGCACGGGAGAAAGGATGAAAGTGGTGTCGTCAAAATGGGCATAGTGTTCGGGCTGCCCTGTCGTGTCCGTGTCGGGGTTTGCCTCCCGCATGAAGGAAACGTCTTTCGGCAGCAGATAGGAATAAACATTACCGCCGCTTATGAGCGCCAGCGAATGAGACGCCAGAAAATCAGAGGGCTTGCCCAGATAGGAATTTGAGGCCGTCGTCGTTCCCGTAGAGTTTTTGCGAAAATACGGAAGATCGATATCAAAGAGAATGCGAAGCTCCGCCTGATTGATGAACTCGTCTATCTGATCGACAAAGGTGGTCTCGTTGTTTTCCGTGTAATCCTTGATCGACTGTACGAGTGTGGAATAATTCATGGCACTCCCCGCTAACTCACCGACACCGTGACAGTGCCAACCCCACCAGTTGCCTGCGTACTGGTCTGGGTGGAAAATCCGTACAACGCCGAGAGACCATTATTGTCACCGACCGGATTCCAGTTCCACGCAATCCTCCTCTGCGAAACCACATTCGTATCAGTTCTGGTGAACGGCAGCGTCTGCGGATCATTGATCGGAAACTCACCAAGAAAATTCTGCGGCTGATCCTGATCAAGCATTGACAGGGAAACTCTTAATCCGGAATCCTTGCCATCCACGATCTGTGGGTAAAGGTCCTTCAGCTTGTAGGTGAGGCCGCTGCGGTCACAAATCCCAAGAGCATATTTTCCAACCACTCTATTGCTCATATCACAACCACCCGTAGCCGCCAGGAACCAGTTGTATCGACGCCTTCACCCTGTCTTCATCAGCGGCATAGCCGAACTGCTCGTCATAAACCGCCTTCAGCAGCGGAGTTCGCTCCGCAGTTTCGGGCCTTTTCATGGAAACATAATAGGCCAGCCCTGCGGTAAGCGCCGGAAGCCAGCGATCCGGAGCGTCATAAGTATTGGTTCCGGCTGTTCCTGCATCCTGTATGCGCCTGATGCGCCAGTAAACCAGCGTATAGGTTTGCGCATCGTCGGGCACCGGCCACAATGTATATTGAGGACTTGTCGTCCTCTGAATGTAAATTTGTAAAGGCTTGCCTTCTTGCAGCTTGTTCGGCAACTGGGCGTAACTCATCGGAGAGATGCGCGTCACCGACGTATCCGCCTGATTGTTGGTTTCTCCCACATCCGTGCGAATCATCTGGTCCAGAAAATCAATTGTCGCTGATGGGAAATCGTAAGTCGCCGTACCGGCAGTGATGGCCTGCGTGCCCTCCTCTATTGTCCACAGGTTCAGACCGCGATTGATCCATTCGATGGACATCAGGTCGAGGCTGCGCCTCGCCGTCTTCAAGTCATAGCCGCTGCGCATCTCCACACCGGCACGCTCATAGGCCTCCTCACAGATATCAACGATATCCAGAGTAAAGTCGCTGGTGCCGGAAGTTGCCATCTAGGCGTACCTTTTCTTTGTCTTTGTCTTTGTCTTTTTGCTCTTAACCTTCTGGCCGGTTTTCTTGGCGTACCTAGCGGCAGCTTTCTGCTGCCCCTTGCCATAACCGAACACTTTTTTCTTCGGACCCTTACCAACAGTTGGCATCACGTTCTCCTTCTGGCAGCTTTCCTGCCCTCTGACATGGCAATGGCCACGGCCTGCTTCGGGTTCGTTACCTTCGGACCCTTCTTGCTGCCGCTGCGCAGCTTGCCTTTCTTGTACTCCGACATGACGGTACGAACCTTACGCTTCCCCTTGGGGTTCTTTACTCCCTTGCGGGACTGTGCCCTGGAGGCCGCCATTAACCTAGATGCCTGCCTTGGCGGCAAGCGCCCTATCGACCTTTTCCTCAAGGCGGTCGAACCGCTCCAGAATCCGGCCAAGGCTCGCCTCGACTTCCGGCTTGGTAACATAGGTCTTGGCAACCTCTTCCCTGGTACTGGAAATCTGCTGCCGGATATCAACAATCGATTGAGACATACCGCGCACCCACCAAAAAAACGAACCGACCGCACCGGTCAGAACAATATTCCAGATCAGAGCAGACTGTTCCGGCATACCAAATCCCCTCAACAAGAATTTACCGGTCAATCGTAATATTTAACCGCCCTGATCATTATCTCATATGCGTCTCCACTGGCTTCGGTACCCAGAGTTGACAGAAGGATGTCCCCATTGGGGTTTGTCCCGTACATCTTTATTCCGCCCACACTGCTGAAGTCCTGATATGTCCAGCCGGGATTCAAATTAAGTGCGACGACATCCGTATCTGCATCGTACCAAAGCTGGACGCCGTCAAAGCCATAGACCTGCCCCCAGATTTCTTGAATACGAACCTCATTACAGGAATTGCCGCGTGCATCCGTAGCAAGAGCGGAGACATCAATCTTCGTGACCTTTGCCTCGCCGGTGCTATCGGAAAGGTTGGTAAGCTGAACAACCAGTTGCCGCTCACCATCTTCAATTGTGGTTGTGCTTACCGCATCAGCCATGAGAATCTCCTATAAAGAAAGAGGGGGGCGAGATGCCCCCCGCCCTCATTTAGAACCAGCCTTCACCTTCCCGGCCAAAACCAGCGCCTTGTAGGCAGCGCTCCCTTCGGGGGGAAGTTCTTCTTTCTTAGAAGGCTTCTTTGCTGAAGCAGCAGAACCCTTTTTAGGTGCAGCCATGGATCACCTATACCTGATCGCTGTACTGAACCATGCCATCGGTCTGCCTCTGGGCCGCCGTGAAGAGATAATCACAGTCAACCTTGTTGGCAGCGGCTTCACCAGCAACCGCAGCAACCCACGTCGTAAGCTGCGAAGTGGGAATGTTGTCCGTGGTCGTGACCTTCAGGACGCGGTCAACATAGAACTCGACCTTGCCCGTTCCGGTTACCACGAAGCCCAGACGGCGATCATTGGAAATGGTGCCACCAGAAACAGAACCGTCCGCCAAATCAACGCCCGTATCCGTCTTGGTCTCGGTTCCTCCACTATCACAGACCGCATAAATATCCGCCGCTTCATCCACAACCAAAAATCCAATTTGGTTATTGGTTCCAAAAGGAACACCTGTGGCTAAAGTACCGTTCTCACAAAGACCGACGAAGATATCCATCTGATCCGCATCAGTCGAAACAATGCGGGTCTCAAAGTACAGCTTCTTGCTGGCCTCCGCCTGCCATATCTCGTTACCTTGCAGGGATGCGCCGGTATTATCCGAACCCGTCCCGGCAATCTCATACCAACCGCCAACAGCATCAGCAAGAATAGCGCCCGTGCCGCTGGTAAGCTGCGAATAAGTCCAGTCGTTCGTGCCATCAACGGCAATGCCGGTGAAGTCATCGAACTGCACCACATAATCAGGGTTCAGTTGCATCGGCAGGTTCTTGAACCAAGTGCCGCTGCCTACGGTGCGGCCCTCACCGCTATACATCATCGGGCCGGAGAAACGTGTCGTTCCCATAAAACTACCTCCTTACGAAAGGATTTGCCCTAGTGTCTTCGTAAGCGTCCGCTGGGCCGGTCGCTAGGGCTGATTTCTCCCAGGAAAACGGGAGGGGCACACCGCACCCCTCCCGGTAACATTACGCGCCAGGAGAACTAAAGATTCCCAGCGGATCACTGACACCAAACGAATACCGCTCGCGAGCCTTGTAGCGCACGTTACCCGTATTGAAGTCACCGTCCATGGATGTGGTCATGGCAGCACGCTCAAAGTGCTTCATGCCATTCGGCACATCGGTGATGATGAACCAAGCATTCGTGTCGGTCAGGTAATGGTTAACCTTATAACCTTCAGGAATGGTGCCATTGTGCTTAATGGCGTTGATGTCGTTATCAGCCGTCGATGGACGCAACTCGCTGTCCAGAATACGGCTTGCCACAAACATCAAGTCCGGTGGAACAATAATCCGACGCGGACGTGCCGCAATCAGAAGGCCCCGTTGGTCCGTCCATTTGGCAATCTGAATAACCGCAGACTCCAAAGAAGTCTCATTCAGATCAGTGGCCGTTGACGGGGTATTGGAATTGGTCCCGCCGGAAGCCAGTGGATGCGCGGTATTGAATAGCGTTACACCGTCGCCAGACTGATAGCTGCCGCCTGATTGCCCGTTATTGAGCGGGAAGGCAGCCTTGGTCTGCTTGGTGTAGGCCATCGCACGGGCGAGTGCCTTGGTATAGCGGGCACTGAGGCTGTCATAGAGGTTGTCCTCCATGGCTTCCTCGGTGATCGCAAATCCCATTGCAATCGTTTCGTGGTTATACCTCGCGGTGAAAGTTTCCTGCGCATTGTCATACGAAATGGCCGAACCCTCGTTCTTGACGGGAGCGGCATCGAAACCGGCCAGCGCAACCTCTTCTTCAAAAGATCGGTCGGAAGATTCCGTTTCGTAGATTTCTGCATCTTCGCC